GTTGATATTTTTCCTCCCAAATGCACATTAGTTCATGAATGAACACTGCTGCGCACATTAAACCGACGCCAAATGCAAAGGATACCCACACGTTGGCGCAAATAAACGCTTCAGGTTGCATTTAAAAAGGCAATCCGTCTTGTCCTACTGCTTGGGCGCTTTGGTTTGAACCTTGCGCTGTTTCTGCGCTTGTGGTGACGTTCTGCATGTGTTCCACAAGTTGCGCCTTCAAATTCAGAAGATTCTGCGCAGTTTGCAGAATTTGTTCGTTTGAAGACGTTGCGCCCATTCGCACTGCGTTCGTTATCGCCCAAGACGCTTCAATTTGCGCAGTTCTGTCTTCTTGTTTTGCGCTTGAATTTGTCGCTTGCGCAGCGGGCGCGTTCGAATGAAATTCCGCTTTGTCCATGCTCCATTTCAGTCCATGCTTTGTTTGTTTTTCGCTTGTCACCACGACAACGTCACCGACGTTCCAACGGTCGTTTGTTTTCGCGTTGACGCGCCCAATTCGACCGTCGTCCAAAGCAAGTGTGAATTCGAACATTTGTCCATGTTGTCCGTTCCATGCTTCGACGTTTTGCACTGCTTGAATTGTTCTGTTTTCCATTTTTATTGGTTTTTGAGTTTCTGAATAATTCTGACAACGTTTCGAATTTCGCACTGCATGCAAAACACCGCCCAATTCAATTCGTGTGTCGTGTTGTTTTTTTGTGCTGCTTCAACTGCTTCTTTGAATTCGGTTGAAAGCGCGTTTTCTTCGTTCATGCCCATGACGGCATTTCCAAAATTTGTGTTTCGTTTGAATATGATTGTCCGCGTCCGTCCCATGCTTTGAACGCTTCAATTCCGTTTTGCAGTCGTGTCAATGCAAGTCGTCCTGCGCGTTCGCTTTGCATGTACACGGCGCAATTGTGCGGATTGTTCTTTTCGACTGCGACCCAATAGAAACGTTCCACGTTGAAAAGCAATTTGTACGCCGCCGCTTGTTCATGGTAGCCCATGTTGTACGCTGTTTTCATGAACGCTTCGGGCGACGCGTCAAGCGTCGTCTTCACGTCAACAACAAAGTTTTCACCGACTGCGTCCGCAATGCCCTTGAAAGCGTAACCAAAAAGCGTGTCTGTTCGTTCTTCTTCAAACGACTTGCACGCTGCAAGAATCGTTCGCGCGGGTTCAAAGTTGTTCATTGCTTCTTGCATGACGACAATTGTGTTCATGTCGTCTTCGGTTATTATTTCGCGTCCAATGACTGCTTCACTGAATGCGTTCCAAGTTGCTTTTCCTTCCTTCGTTCGCTTGTCGACTTTGGGTGCGACTGCGTAACGTTTTCCAAATTCGTCACGTTCCAAAACGTAACAATGAAACGCGCTTCCAAACAGCATTGCGGGCGTTGTTTCAATTTGTCGCGTGACGTACTGCAAATAGTGGTTTGGGCTGCGCAAAAACGCTTTCAATGCCGAATGCGACAAGTATTCCCTTTTCAATTGTTCTTTCATTGTTCTTTCATGTGTGTTTTCAAAGTGTCGTGCAAAGCAGCACCCAATTCCCACCAATTGACGTCGCACTGAAAACCGTTCACAATTTCAGTCAACCAGTCGTGCGTGTCGTGTTCAGCGTAACCGCGCCAATCTGCGAATTCGTTTGAAATAATGTCGCAGCATTCAGACGTGGCTTCGTCCACGTCGCCCTGCGTCATGCGTTCAGCAAATGCTTCGTCTTCGTCAATGCGTTCAACGCACATTTCCACGACGTCGTCAAATAGATGCATTCGAACTGACCATGTTTCCCAATTCGTCCAACCGTTGTATTTCATAACTGCGTGAATTGAATGGAGTCTGCGTGCAGACATGGAACGTCTTTCTTTGTTTCGCCAACTGTTTTGACGCGCGTCTTGAAGCGTCCAATTGCAGTGACGTTTGAACGCTTCAGTTCTTTTTCGTCCGTCGTCAATAACATTCTGCGCAAGTCACTTTCCCATATTTCAATTGGCATGACGGCAGAATTGAAATTTTCACTTGTTGCAACGTGAAGAATGACGGTGTTTGCGAATTCGTTTTCCTCCAATTCGACTTTCTTCACTTCTCCATATATCTTCCAAAAGTTCATGTTTGTTTGTGTTGTGAAGCGGGCGACAACGCGTGCCGCCCGCGTCGTGTTTATCCAACTTCGACTGTTCTGCTGTCTGTGTTGTACACTTCTGCAAGAAGTTGTCCGTTCATGTAAATTTCGACCGTGCCGCTTTCTGCGACTTGCGTTGTCACGCCCGAAGCAGTGACGACTTGTGTTGTTCCGTTCTTGTTCATTTGAAACGTTTGTTTGGTAAAAATGGGCGACGACTTTCGCCGCCCGTGTTGTTTGCTTATTCGATGCCCGCACGGTTTGGCGTTGTGTCAATGGAGTTGAAGAAGTACGACAACAATTCAATTGCGTCGTTCACGTCTTGCGCTGCGCAACCCAGCAATTTTGCAGTGTCCTTCAATCGAAAATACATTTGATTGATTCGCTGCAAGTGTGCAACTTGTTCAACCATTTTGTTCTTCTTGACTCCCATTCGAAAAGTGTACATTTCGAATTCAACTGCGTCGACGATGTTTTGAAAATTGTTCATGACTGAATGTTTTTGTGTGTTTGACTGAGTCAAATATATGGTGCCTAATTCAAACGGCAATGGATTCTTTCAAATTTTTTTTCTTTCGCTCAAAAAAAAAGCGGACGACGCAATTCGCCGCCCGCTGTTCGTCGCTGTTTCAAGCGCGCCATTCAATTGGAAATTCGAAGTCATTTCGTTCAAGTCGCGCCCACAAACGTTCGACTTCTTTGCGCTGCTTTTGAATTTCTGCTGCTTGTGCTTCGACAACTTCCGCGCAGCCATACGACAAAGCGACCGTGTGACGTTCGTTGGCAACGTACTGCTTGCAAAGCGCGCTGCGAACAAGTACAAATGACAATGCGTCCAAGTTTGACATGTCGTCAAGCGGCAATTGGCTTGTTGGGTAAACTTTTGCCGCTTTTGCGAACATTTTCTTTTCACTGCGCTTGAAGAATGCGTTCAAACGTTGTGCTTGGGTGGTGTTTTGATTTTTCATGACTGTTTGCTTGTGTGTGTTCGTGAATTATCGAATGACCGTGCGAATAACGTCTTCCGCGCATTCTTTAACGGTCAACCCTGCCGCAATGTGCTTGCCGTCACGGTATACTGTCCAAACGTAACGGTTGCCGTATGAACGACGCTTGCAAATTCCAAAAATTTGTCCGTTTTCAAGTTCCATTTGCTTGACTCCCGCGCCCTTGCTTTTGATTGTGTAATTCATAACTGCTTGTTTTTTCGTGTTTGACTGCGTCAAAGATATGTCGCCTAATTCAAACGGCAATGGTTTTTTTCAAAAAACCCAAAAAAAAAGCAGCGCATGTTGTAAAAACACACGCTGCCAAACGTTTGACGCAAGTTGTCAAACAAACGCAGTCATGAAGTCCGCTGCGTCAAACGAAGTTGTTTTGCAATGAAGTCGTTTGCGAACTCCTTGCACTCCGCAAAATTTTTGAAGTCTGCTTCCTGAACAATTTTGTTGCCTTTGTACGCTGCGCAATTTATAGCATTTGGAGTTGTCACAAGAATGAATTCAAAACGGTCGAAGCAATTTGCAAGTCCACAAACTGCTTTCGTTTTGTGGTTTTCGAATTTGCGCGTTCCAGTTTTGACTGACATTGTCCAAATTGTCACGCTTCCTTGCGCACGAAAATTGAAGCGTTGTGTGTCTGTTGTTTCGAAATAGTTCATGACGTTTTTGTTTCGATGAATTAAGCCCAAGCGCAAGCCATGAAAGTACGGTTGTCCCAGCCATACGCGTTTGAATGTGTGCGCGCAACGACACAAAACCCTTCGGACATGAAATGCTTGAAGCGCAAAGTTTTGCCGTTGTCGAGTACGGGATAACCCGCTTTTGTGAACTTCGTCACAATGTTGAACTTCTGCTGCGTTCCGTTGCCGTAACGGCTGCGAATCTCCACGCAAGCAGTTCCAATTGGAAACAATTCTTGCAATTGCGCTTTCTCCGCTTGCTTCACCATTTGCGTTCGTTCAGCAGCGTTCAAACGATATTCAGGATGAACTGTTTCTGCCGCGTGTTGCTTTGTTGCTGCAACGCTTGCTTCGTGTGCTGCTGCACCCGCTGCAATTTTTTCCATGACTTGTTCCGCGTAATTTGGGAAAACTGTGACTGGTGGGAAGTGAACTTGTGAATTCATGACTGTGTTTTTTTGTTGTTCTGTTTGTTTGACGTTTCAAAGATATGGTGAACATTCGCTTTGGCAATGGTTTTTTTCAAGAAATTTGAAAGTTTTTTGTGTCCAAAGCGGGAAAAGCGCACCAAACAAGAAAAGTTTGAAGCAAAAAAAACGACGACACAACGTGCCGCCGTTCTTGCTACAAACAAACAGTGAAGTTTTTCGTCATGAACTTCTTTGCGAAGTTACTGCTTTTTTGCCGCTTTTCGAATTGTACGCTTTGTAAACGCAAGCGTAATTGTTCGCAGATAGCCCAAAAAACGGTCGTCTTTTTGTGTTGGCGTCAACGAAACGACAACGTCAAGGAATGCAATGAGCGCAAGCAACAGTTCCGCCCAATTTTGAAGAATGATGTCCATATTTTCTTGTTTTTGTGTTTTGTCAAGTTACGTTCACATGTACGTCCAACACAAGTCTTCAGTTTTTGCTTCGTCCACGTCGACGTGAATGAACCCGTTTGCGACGCCAATACGATTGAATCCGCAACGCAGCAACGCGAAAAGAATGTTGAAGCGTGTTCTGCTGTCGTCGACCAAAATATCCGCTGCAAGTCCTTTCATGTGACTTGACGTTTTGCTTGCGTGCTTGTTTCGTTTGCAAAGTTCCGCGTTGTATTCTTTCGTCCTGAATCCTCCACCGCTTGAAATGCGAAATGGCACGCCCGCAATGTGTCGTGCTTCGTCAAGCAATTTCAAAAAGTCTGCGTTCATGTTTGCGCCCGACCCCTTTGCGTCGGGACTGTCAAATTCTTCGTGTTTGAAATATCGTAACTCCATGTTTTTTATTCGACTGGAATGAAGCCCGCTTTCACAAGCGCGCGTTCGATTCGTTGAATGCTTTTTGTCATTTCAGAAAGCATTTCTGAAACGTGTTCGTCATTCTTTGACACTGTTTTTTCAAGTTGGAACATTCGTTCTTTCAAACGCGCAACGTCGTTCGTTTGCTTGACAAACATTCCAACCGCACCCGCGACAAGGGCAACAATGACTCCAACCAAAATTTCCACCGTGAACATGGTTGCAATTTACAACGCGAAAATTTCCGTGAATTGAATGCTGTCAACGTGTTCAGTGCAATTGCAAAACGTGAATGCGACGACGTTTGTCCAAGTCTGTTCTTCAAACATTATCTTCTTTTTTTGCAAGTTCGTCAAGCATCGTTGTCATGTCTGCGGGAATACTCCAAACAGTTTCACCTTGCAATTTCAATTGTTCATGGTGGTCGCGAATCAATTGAATTCCCGTCAACATGTTTTTCGCAAAATTTTTGCCATAAAAATTGAACGCCATTCCCACATTGCGTTGTTTATACGCAGGCCATCGTGATTCAATTTCAAAAGTTGCTCCTTCGTCAATTGTCATTTTTCAAAAATTTACATCCTTTAAAACATATCCCGCATCCACGCCTGAAATATCAATTATTTCGACTTCCTCACCCGTGAAATTGCCCGTGTTGCTTCCAAAAATTTTCACGTTGTCCGCTTGCGTGTTGCTGCCGTAAAAATCCAAACGCGCAGATTGAAACGTTTTTGCAGTGTCGAATTCAATTTGAATCCAATTCAACGCGGCGTTACTTAAACCCAACGACCACCAACCCGAATATCCTAAATTATCAAACGCTTTCCATGGTGCGTATGTGCTGGAATATTGATAGCCCGCACTAACGGTCACACCAGTTTCGGACGTGTTAGATGTCAAATTTGTTGTTGGATATTTTGTTCCCGTTTGATTTTGTCCGGTGTAAAACGCGCAAGTTCCAAGATATATTCGGTCAGCCGTTGCAACGCCTGTTGAAGTGTAACCCTTAATCCGAAAATGTGTAAACGTCAAAGACTGTGTTACGTTGAAAGTTGCTGTTGCTTCCAAACTTCGAAGTTTGCCCGCATCGACCGCAAAAATTCGCAATTCATAATTTGTCGCAACAGTTGACGGCGCAGTGAATGACACGTTGCCAGACGAATCAATCGTGACCGGGTTTGCCGTTTGTTCTGTTCCGCTTGAATTGTAAATTCTGCCAACAAAAGTTCTTCCTGCTTGCGCTGTTCCAACGTTCGCCGTTCCCGCGTTTCCTTGTTGCAACGACGTTTGCAAATTTGAAATGGTGGGCGTTGCTGTTGTCAGCAAACCACTTGTCACGCCAGTTTCGTCAACTTGGAAAATGGTTGTTCCGTCGCCGTTTTGAATCTTGAACGATTGTCCCGTTTCGTCGTCGTCATAATCCAAAACAACAACGACATTTCCGTTTGAACGAATTTCCAAATCCGCAGGCAAATTCCCTCCATACGTCACGGGTTCAATGATTGACGTTCCCCCGCCTATAAATTCGATTTTTCCCGCAACAATGCCCGTTGAATATGTCGCTGTTCCGCCAAATGTTGAAGTTCCTGAAACCGAAATATTTCCTCCAATGGTCGCGTTTCCTATTGACGACAACGTTGAACCGGACGCAATGAATCCGGTTGATATTATGTTGACACCCAATAAATTCCCTCCAATTGTTGCAGTGCCTGTTGTCGTGATTGTGGAAAACGACGGTGTCGTTGAAACGGAAAATGTAATTGTGTCCGTTGTTGCGTTTGTTCCGATGCTAATATTTGAGCCGCTTGCCAAGGTCAACGTGTCGTTTCCACTGTCTGCGACAACGTCGCTTTGTCCAGTGACTTGAATTGTGTTGAAAGAATCTGAACCGCCCCCGCCCGCTCCGCCCGAACCGTCTGGAACCCATTTGCCCGCGCTATTATCCCAAACAAGCGAATCGCCATTTGTGGGCGTCGTTGTCGTTGTGTCGACGTCCGCCAAATCGTTAAGCGCAAACAGACTTGTTCCGACGTAATACGCCGAAGCGGAAACGTTTCCGTTCACGTCAAGTTTTTGCGCGGGCGTTGTTGTTCCAATTCCAAAATTTCCATTGGGCAAAATTCGGACGCGTTCCAAATTGGTGTTCGTTGTTCCGCTTGTTTCGATTCCTTCGCATGTCCAAAATTGAATCGTTCCCGAATCGCCCGTTCCCGCGCCCGCGCCCGCCCTGAAAATCAACGAACCCCCTGCACGATTTTGATAGGTCGCAAGTCCCGCGTCAATGTACAATGTCGACTGTGTTGGGTTCGGTTCGTCACCACGCACTCCAATTCGTTTTGCGTTTGTCGTAACATTACCCAAATGACCAAATGTCAAGTCACCCCCAACCGCCGTGAATTGTTTGTGAATGACGCAGCCGTCCAAATGACTCAGCGTCATAATCAAATTTTCCGCGTCTGTCAATGCAGCGCCGTCCGACGTGTTTCGTCCTTTGACGTAAAACTTCAAGCCCGTGCTGCTTCCGTACGCAGTTCCCACTGTTTGAATTCGCGCGCCAACGTTTGCTGAAAGCGTGTGGTGTTTGAAATCAATTGAAGCAATTCCACCGCTGTTTGTGTTTCCACCCAATTTCAAGCGCGTTGCGTACCCGTTTGGGTTTGCAATTCGCGTGTATCCATTGGTATCTGGTGCAATTTCAATATTGCCCGCGCTTGTCGTCACAATGTCGAACCCGTTAACGTCCAAATCTCCGCCCAATTGCGGCGTCGTGTCGTCAACGACGTCTGAAATTCCGCCCGTTGACGGAGTCGCAGCAACCCAATTTGTGCCGTTGAACTCCAAGACTTGTCCAGACGTTGCGCCCGTGACGTTCACGCTGTCAAGCGTGTTCAAATTCAATGCATTTCCATTGACAAGAATTGCGTTCGAAACATTCAAACGACCGTTCACGTCCAACATGTAGGCAGGACTGTTTGTTCCAATTCCGACGTATGGAACGCCCGCTGAAGCCGTCGCGTAAATTGCGCGCACGGACGCGGGCGTTGCAGCGTCGTCTTGAACCATAACTTCAAAAACGCCTGGACTTGACTCCGTAACGGACAAGACTGTGTTTCCGCTGCTTGAAGTGAACGCTGCTGTTGTCGAAGTCAAAGACATTTCAAGTCCGTCCGTCTGGTTTTGGTCGTACACAATTTTGGTCACTGTGTTCGTCCCGTCTGACTTTGGTTGAAACGTTGCTTTGATAATGGCAAGGATTCCTTGAATTCCCGAAATGCTTGTTGTGTTTGTGTTCGTCTGCGTTTCAAGCGTGTCCAAATTGACTGCTTGCGTCACCGTCAAATGCTTCACCACGTTTTCATGGTCAGTGACTGTGTCCATAATGAAGTCCACTGTGTCTGAACCCGACGGGGAAACAGAGTCGTCAAACTGCGTTCCAAAGTCTGCAACGCCCGTTGGAACTGTAATGTCCGACAAGTCTTTTTGAATCTTGAACGCGCTGAATGTGCTTCGTTTTGTCTGCGCTTCAAACGTGCTTTCAATAACAAGAAAGCCGTCACCGTTGACTTCAATCCAATTCAACGGACTGACAAATTCCCCCTTCAAATCTCCTTGACGAACTTCAAGCGCTTTTCGAATCAAAGCAACAATTTCTTGACAACCCAAAGCAAGAATGTTTCCAGTCACAAAATTGGAGTCAATGATGCTTTTCCAATTCGGCAAAGCGTCTTCAGCGCCGCCCGTGTCCGTCACAAGTTGTCCGTCTGTTCCTTCATAACCCGACGAACCAATTCGCGTCGTCTGCGAATACGTTTGCGCGCCGTTGGTGTACGCGTGTTGCGCTGCGTACAATATTTCCGAAGCGTTTCCAATTTCTTCTTGTTCTTTGAAAACGTCAAGACGAAGAAAAGCAAACGCGCTTGCGCTGCTGAAGTTTGTCAACGAAGTCGAAATGTCTGTTTCGTAACCGACAACGGCGGGCGTGATTGTCAACGTTTCTTGTTCGCTTGGAAGCGCTGGCAAAGTTAAGTTTCCAACCCAAGTCAAATTGCTTGCGGGTGGGTTTCCCAAGTCTGGCGTTGTATACCAAAATTGTCCCATGGGCGCGTAATAATAACCCGACGACGCACCCCAAGAAGCGGCTGCAATGTTGAATGTTGCACCGCTTGCAGCAACTGAATTCGTGCAATACAATGAACCGCACTGAATGACAAAACGCAGAAACGGGACTCCGTTGTTTGCTTGCGAAGTGTCGTTTTCCCAATTGTACCAAATTTGGTATGCAAGTTGAATTTCTGTGTCTTCAGGGTAAACAAGTCCACCGTCTGTGACTGCTGAAAAACCTTGCTGCCAGTCGAACGCCGCGTTGGGATTCAAGTATTGACGAATTCGCAAAAGTCGAACGTCGCCACGCGCTTGCCATGTCTTTTCAGCACGTCGAAACGGGGGCAAAAATGACAACGTGTTTCCGCGCAAACGAAAGACGTCCGTTCCCGCATGAAGTCCGACGTCGGTTGCAGTCGCGCTTGAACTGTTGTTTCCGTACCCGTCGCGCCCGTACAACTGCAACGAACTTGAACTTGTCGTGAAGTCGGCGTAACAACCAACGGGAATGAAATACATTTTTCCCTTGTGCTGAAAACAACGCGCGTTGAATGCAATTGCCAAACTTTCAATGACTTCGTAACAAGACGCGAAACTTGTCACTTCTCCGTCCTCAAAATTCCACCAAACAGCGTTGTGAACTGCGACGTTTGAAAGTTGGTCAATACTGCTTGAAATGGTGTCTGCTGCTGCGAAATTATTCGCCCAACGAATCATGTCCGCATTCCAGTCCAAGTTGCCCCAATGACGCGTTTTTGAAAGCGCTTGCCACAAATGCCACGCAATTTGTTCGCGCCCTCCGTAACCAACTCCGCTGTTTGTCGTGAACGGAATTGACTTCAAAACACCCAAGTCGTCCGAAGCAGTTATTTCGCAGCGCTGCGGATACGCTTCGTCCTGCGTCGTGACTTGGTCACACAAGATTGTTCCAGTCCAAAACAGTTCGTTTGCGTCGTCATAAATTGTCACCGTGAAACGCCCTTCTTCGCTTGTCGGAATTTGCGAAAGCAGCCATTCGTCATTGCTGTTTTGAATCAAAAATTCGAAGCGAACCGAAGAAGGAATAATTGCTTCAAACGGGTCGTTCACGTTTGCATGATACGTCAATTCGAAACCGTAACCCCCAAGCGTAAATTCAAACGGGCTGCTTCCCGAATAGTCTTCGTCCACAATGTTGATTGTCCAAAGTTCGCTGTCAATATTTCGGAACTGTGAAGTGTAACGTGTCGCCATTTTTTATCCGTGAATTCGTTTGAAGTCGTAGTTTGAACGACGTGTTGAAAGCAGAATGTCCTGTCCGTCAATTCGCCCGACAACTTCGACTTGTTGTGCAGTGTTGTTTCCGTTAACCATCGAAATAAATTGTCCCATTCTTTCAAACGGAATGATTGCTTCCTTTCCGCTTGGGTTGTCACCAAGCAAGGACAATGTCGGTCCCGTAACCATGCCGCCCGTTGCAAACGCAGGGACGTTTCCATCCATTTCGTCTGCTTTCTTTTGAAAGCCAACGCGCACTGCTGTTCCAAGTCCAACCAATGCAATACCCGCTGCAATTGCAACTGCGGGGTTCAACGACAACAATGCTGCTTTCACTGCTGCAATAACGTTTCCAAATCCAATTGCCATTACGCCCGTTTCAATTGCAAGTTTTCCAAATGTCATGAGCAAATTTCCAACGATGTTTCCAAACGCGCCCACAACGTCGCCCATGCTTGCCGCACCAATTGCAAAATTTCCTATCAATTCACCCAAAGCAACAGCAGTTTCCGCAGTTGTGTTTTGCAGTATTGTTTTGATTTTTTCGCCCATGTCGGCGACTTTGTCCGTCACTTCTTCCGTTGCTTCTCCGACTTGGGTTCCCGTGTTTTCAAGGATAAACAATAGTTCCCCAACGCTTGCAGTTGCAGCGTCAAAATTCATTCCCACACTTTCGTACAAACTTGAAATGGCGTCCGTCTGTTTCTTCAGACTGTCTTCAACTTTCTTCAGCGCTTTTGCTGCATTTTCCGCTTGTTCTGCTTGTGCTTTGTATTCGTTCGCAAGGTCTGTTTGTCCAAGCGCAAACGCTGCTTTTGCCGCGTCGCCATACGCTTCGGCAAGCGCTTGTTGTTTCTTCAGTTCGTTTTCGTCAATGAACTGTTCTTGCGCAATGTCTGCAAGCGCGTCTGCAAGGTCGTCCGCCAAATCTTTGTTTGCTTGCAAAGACTCTGCATTTTCCCGTGCTGCGCGTGCTTGTCGAATGTATTCTTGCGCCAAATCTTGCTTTCCAATTTCAGCCGCATTTTTCGCCGCGTTTTCATACGCGTCCGCCAATTCTTCTTGTTTTCGAATTGCGTCGGGTGAAATGCTTTGTGAAATATCAATGTCAGACAATGCTGCCTGCAATTTTTCCTGCATTTCTGCAACTGCTGCACTGTATTCTTCACCCGCAATTGCGTCTGCAACTTTCTTTGCCGCTTTCTTTGCGTCTTTTTCGATTCTTGACAAGACTTCACTTGTCGCCAGTTCTTCAGCAGTTTGTCCGAACGTCACAAAACCTTCGTCAATTTGCGCTTGAATTTCCTTCGTTCGTTTTGCAATTTCTTGAACGATGCTGCGCGGAATAAGTTCGTCCGCCATTCGCGCAAATCCTGCTTCGCCCGCTGCGAAATACGTTGACGCAGATTCTCCACCAAAAACTTCTTCTTGCGTCTTGCGCAAAGCGTCCAATTCGTTTATTCGACGCAAAATTTCCGCGCTGTCAAGCGTTTCAAGATTTTCAAAAACTTGTTCTTGCGAAGCAAAAGCCGCTTTCAATTTCAGCCCTTGTTGCTTCAAGTCTTCAACTTCTTTTTGCGCACGTCGAACTTTATTGACGAACGACGTAATTCCCGCAACCATGAACGCAAACGGAATTGCTTTCATTGCGTTTGAAAACACGCGCATTTTTCCCGCAGCAATTGCAGCAGTATTTCCTGCCGCAGTGTTTGCTGCTGCAAGCGCTTCAGTCGCGCCCGCTGCAACAAATGCTTTCTGTCCAACGCGCAAATAAACCGCGCCCAAATTCGCTTTCAACGTAATAAGTTGCCCCACAATTAACAGCAACGGACCAATTGCGGCGGCAAGTCCAGCAATGACAAGAACAAACTTCTGTCCTTCGGGCGTCATTTCGGTAAACGCGTTCGCCATGTCAGAAATGGTTTCCGTCATGGAAATGACAATGGGCGCAAGCGCTTCACCAATTGCAATGTTCATTCCTTCAATTGCAGACTGCATTCGCAACATTGCTCCTTTTGTCGTGTCGTTCATGACGTCTGCCATGCCCTTTGCAGCGCCGTCTGCTTCTTTCAACGCAGTCGTCAATTCGTCAACTTTGGGCGCGTTGTCGCCCAAGACAAGCAACGCAGTTTGCGCACGACGCCCGACTTCATCGAAAGCAGCGTCCAAAGTCAGTCCTTCTTCAGCAAGCGCAGCAAGACGTTCCTGCACGTTGCCCCCGCCCGAAGCAAGTTGTTGGAATATCATTCGCAACGAAGTCCCCGCTTGCGAACCTTTGATTCCCGAATTTGCAAGCGCACCAAGCATTGCAGTCGTTTCTTCAATCGAAACTCCAGCCGCTTTTGCAACTGGTGCAACGTACTTCATGGCGTCTTGGAATGAAGACATGTCAAGCGCGGACGAACTGAAACTTTTCGCCATGACGTCCGTCACATGCGTCAATTCGGACGCTTCAAGTCCAAATCCGCGCAGCGTTGAACCTGCAACTTCTGCTGCTTGCGCAAGGTCGCTTCCCGTCGCTTGCGCCAAATACAAAGTGGCTTCAGTCGTCTTTTCAATTTCTGCTGCTGAAAAACCCAATTTGGAATATTCCAATTGCAAGTCCGCGACTTGCGAAGCAGTGAAGACTGTGGAACGTCCAAGCGCTTTTGCGCTTTCTGACAAGCGTGCAAATTCAGCGTCTGTTGCTCCACTGACTGCTTTCACCGACGCCATGGACTGTTCGAAGTTTGCAAACGTTCGAACTGCGTTTGCGCCCATTGCAAGCAGCGGCGCAGTAACTGCTGCGGACATGTTTCGTCCGACTTTTGTGAAGTCTGCGGACATTTTGCGCAGACGCTTTTGCGAATTACCAAGCGCCCTGTCAAGTTGCGTTGTATCCGCTCCAAAGATGATGTTAAGTGCCGCGCTCCGTGCCATTGTTTATTTCATTTTGCCATGTCGAAAATAGCGCAATTTCACGCGCTGAAATTTTCGCTGCTGGTGCTTGACGTTTGCGCTTCTGCGCGTATGGGTTGAACGCTTCAAAACTTTGTGCGTGTTCTTTCTTCACGTTCACATTGTGCAACATGGCAAGAATGTGCGAAGTCTGCAACCATTGCAATTCGTCCCGCGTTTCAAGCGCTTGAACGCAACAACGCGCTTCGACAAACGACAAACGCCAAAATTGTTCAGCGTCGACGCCCGCACGAAGCGCGTTCAGATAAAACTTGCGAAGCGTTATTTTTTCGCCCGCGTCGTCGTTCTTTTCGTTGTCGTCGCTTGCTTTTTTTTTGCGTCGTCTTCTTCGTCGCCCATTGTCGCCAATATTTTGGGCGTCAAGTCCTGCCAATTACATGAACCAAGCAAAGCGTTGAATTTGTTTCTTGACATTTCGGGTTCAATATCTTCAGCCCAACAAGCAACTTTCACGCCATGCCACAAAAGAAGTGGCATGACGCGAAGTGGTTGCTTTTGCAGTCCTTCAAATATTTCGTGCAATTCAAGTCCGCTTTCTTCAATGACTTCACCAAGTGTCGTCAAGTTCAGCAAACATTTTTGCTTTTTCCCGTTCAGGTCAAATTCAAATTCACCGCCAAATTTCATTCAGTTCAGGAATTGTTGTTGTTGAAAGTTGTGTTCGTGCTGTCAACGATTGCTTTCGTCAAATCGCCGTCGCCTTCAAAAGTAACTGAAAAAGACGCAACTTCGTTCAAACCAGCATTTTCTTCCAACTGCGTAATATACGCGGCTCCATAGTACATGGTATCCCCGTCAACTGCTGTTGTCCATGCAATTCGAACTTGCGTCTTCGCTTTCCACAAGTCAAACAAGTCGACGCTGCTGCGAACGTTCGAAGAAAGGTCGAACTGAATCATTCCTTCCGCTGTCATTGACCACGTCAAACCGCCAGGCAGAATTTCGCGTTGCCCGTCGTTGTCTTTTGTCGTTGCGTCAATTACTTCAAGCGAACCTGAAAACGTTCCGCTTGTTGCACAAGCGACCAATTCCCAAGTGTCGTTTTCAAATGTGTTGTCCCCAAATGTGTTTCCAGTCGGTGCTGTTGCAGCAGTGTCTGGAAGAACTGTGTTCGAAATGTACACGCCAATTGCGTTACTCCGAATTTTTCCCGTTGTTGCCATTTTCTTTTGTGTTTGGTGTTATTTCTTCAAAGTGTCCGCCCAAATTTACGACTTTGAACTTTTGCGGATTGCGCGCGAACGATTCGAAAGAATGCATGCTTTCTCCAGACTTCAAGTCCACGACAAGCGGCGTCGCGTTTTGCAGCGCAGTCGGTTCTGCTTTGCCGACATTGCAAACTGCTTTGTAAAACGACGCGTCCAAACCTTGTCGCAGTCGATATTCGAAAACGTAATTTCTGCGACGAATTACGCGTTCAATGAACTTGCGTTTTGTTATTCGCCCAACGTTTGACATTGCGCCCGTTTCAAACAGCAGAACTTTCTTCGTCTTCCAATTCATCATGTAAAACGAAACAAGTCCCAACAAGTCGGGTTCATGCTTTTGCGCTTCAAGGACTTTTTCAACAAACGTTTGTTCAAAGACGTTGTCCGAACACATTTCGAACAAATGCGTCCATGTTTTGTCTTTCAAAAGTTCCTTCAATCCAAGGTCAAATTTCTTTCCAAGTGGTTTGTTTTCACATTCGAACCATTCAAAATTGTACTTGTGCGCAAGTCGCTTCAAACGCTGTTCGCTTCCAATTACCAAAACGCGACTTTCAACGCCCGCTTCACGAAATTCTTCAAGCACGCGCGTCAATGAACGAAACGCAAGTTCCGTAATTCGTGGACGACCCAAAACGGGCAAATGAACAGCAAGTTTCATATTTCGCAAAACACTTCAAATTCCTGCGTGAAACTGAAGACTTCAGTGCTTTCGAATACGTCGCTTGCCATGTCAATCAAACGCGACTGGCGAACGACGTTGTCCGTCGGCGTCCAATTGTTCAATTGCGCTTGACATGCTTTTGAAAGCGCCCAACATTGACTTGGTTCATTTGCAAATGAAGTGACGTGAATTGTGTAAACGTGCAACGGTGAACTTGCTTCTTTTGTGTCGTTGGTTCGAAGGGAAACCATTTGAACGACGACTGAAGGAAGTTCGGAATTTTGCGAAGCAATTAACGGAAAGACGCGCGTGCCAACAATGTCCGTGACGTCGCTGCTGTCAAGAATTCTTTCAATTATTTTGTGTATCATTTGAAACCTTGTTTTTTCAAAAACGTGTTCAAGACGCCCGCGACGCCGCGACGGAAATGCGTTTCGACTTGTCTGCGACTGCTTTCAAACGCTTTGTCAAAAAGTCGATAACCCAAATTTCCTGTGTGTTTTATCTTCTTCACAACGACAACTTTGCCTTCATCTTTGTCAAAGAACGCAAACGCTTTTGCTTTCGTCCCGCGCCCTTTTGAAACGCCCGCGCGTTTGATTGTCGGCTGCACGCCCAAAATTCCAAAGTGAACGACGCGCGCCCAATTGCGCTTTCCACGGTCAAGTCCAAATTTGTCGTCACCCAAATTTTCAGTCTTGCTTTTCGCCTTCAAAACAACATACGGGTATGTTTTGCGTCGATACTTGCCGCGCACAACGTGCAAGTTTTTTCCCAACGACCCGCTTCGGCTTATCATTGTGGATTCGCGACGACTTGCGTCCAGTGCGGGCTGCATTGCGTCCTTTTGTGCTTTTGCAATGGGTCGTGAACGCATTGCTTCAGGCATGCGCAACATTGCCGCTTCAATTATCTTCAGTTGACGTTCGTCAACTTTTGCAATTCCGCTTGAACGTCCAACGTTGAATGTTCGCATGTCAATTCGTTTCGCGGAATTCGGTGACAAGCGTCAAAAATTCACGACGTCCCAAAACACGAATGCCGACAATTTCAAACGTTTCTCCGTCGTGCGTCAAATACATTGTTCGCTTGACGCCCGAAATGTATCGAATTGTCCATTCGGTTCGTGTTATGGATTGAATCTGACTGGCTTCAAATTCTTCTGAAGGGCGTTTGTCGACGCGCTTTGCCCAAACAGTCGCAAAGTCTGTTTCCGTTTTTACGTCATGATTCCACGAATTCTTTGAAGTCGTGAACGTTTTCAAAACGCATTTTCGGTCGAATTCTCCAATGTCAAACATGTCAAAGAATTCGGTACGGGTTCAACAAAGCACTGACTGCAAATGGGACTTCTTCGACGTTGCGACCCGCTGCGACCAAATTACGTCTGTCGTAGAAATGCGCCGTCAAAAGTTTGATTGCATGAATTACGGGTTCTGGTATTTCGTCGACTGCATGTCCAATTGTCAAGTTCACTTGCACTGCGTTCAGCGTGTCGTCATACACGGACGGCGGGTCGTTCCAAGCAATGCGTGCAACAGTGCTTTTCAAATCGTAATAATAGCCCGAAACGGCAAGCGCTTGCAGCGTGTTTCCAACGTCGTAATATGACACGCTTTCAATTGATACGACGGGACAAATTGGAACGCGCACGTTGAAGAATCCGTCCAAATAGAGAACAGCAGTGTCTTGTCCAAAATGCGTGTTGCAATAGTCTTCGACGTAACGAACAGCCGCGTTGCGCAACGCGCCAACCAAAGCGTCTTCGTCTGCGCTTGTTACGCGCAAAAAGTCTTTTGCGTCGTCGGTTGACAAAACGCTGCTTGCGTCGGTCGTGCTTGTGAATTCAATTGTCATGTCATTTTGCTTTTTGCGAAGATATTCCACGAATTTTTTTGGGTTAAGCCAACGCACACCAACCTTGCGTTTCCCGACTTCCAGCAAACTTTTCTTCAATTTTCTTGCATTTAGTCCTTGCCGTTCGGTCTTCCCACCATATTATTGCAATGTCAAACAACGAAAAACAAACAGTCATGAACAGCATTTACAACACCATTGCTTCAATCTTGAACAGCAACACAACAACTGAAGAAAAAATTTCAGCGTTGTACACCGAACAAGCAAAGCACGCTGCAACAAAGCACATTTCCGACCGCGCGTGGTTCGCGTACTTGCGCGCAATTAAATCCTTGCAAGCATAATCGAACAAACAACGCCCCCGTTCAAAGTGGACGGGGGTTCATCATTCACACAAACAGTCATGAACACAAAAATTCCAACAGTTGCAGAACGCAACGAATGGTGCGAAACCATTCACGAAGACTGCGAAACGCTTTTGCGACAAGCAGCAAACATTGTTGCAGACATTTGTTGCATTGCCGTTCACAATACCAATTTGAACCGCGTCATGTACACTTGTGAAATGGTCACCGACGTTTTGTCCAATGACGACTTTCGCGCTTGTTGGGACGAACTTTGCGAAGCGTTTGGTCAATTGAACGTTTCGTTTTCTGAACATTCAGACTGCGTGACTTTTTACGTTCGCTTAAATCATGCCGAAATTTCACTGTAATGAAAGCACAATTCATTGACACATTCAGGGTTGCCGCGCCGTATGCGGCAGCCCTTAACAATGACGACTTCACTGCTTTGTCCAGTGACGAAAGAAAAATGTTGAACGACTTCGTTCAAGAAAGCGTGTCGTACATGTTTCGCGAATTCGGCGAATTCGAAGCAATAACATGGACACTTCCAATTCAACAAAGCGAAACGTTCTTTGCGCGTTGCGACATTTCGGGAATGTATGCAGACTGTCTTGAAGTTCGTTTGTACACGTTTTTGAAATTTACCGAAAACGACTGACATGCGAACTTTTTACAACATTGACGCGGGCGTTTTTGTCACTGCTGAAAACAGAACAGAATTGTCAAACGCGCTGCAAAAACACGTTCTGAAAAAAGACGCAGCAATTCGAATTGCGAACGTTCTTTGGACGTTTGACGTCGTTTGGTCGCCCACATGGTTTTGCAAAGTTGAAGGGTTGATTTTGAAACAACCCACAACAAACAGCGTTGGCTTTGCACTTGCAGAATAGAAATTTTTAATTCATACAAATGAACACAACAACACCAAAAGCGACACTGCTTCCGCTTATTCAAGACGCAGACAACGCGCTTGCGCGCTTGCTTCAAGTTTCGCCCGACGAATTGAACTGGACAACGCAGCAACTTCACCAAGTCATTTTGTTGCAAAGTCAATTGCGCGTGAAGCACGAAAGTTTGAAATTCGAACTGCGTGAAGCGCTTGAATTGCGACAAGACGAACGTTCCATGTTGTACGACGTTTGGAACGCAGTCAACATTGAACATTCAAAAATTGGGCGCAAGCCGCGACAACTTGAAACTTTGGCGCGTCGTGAACTTGTCAAAGACATTGCACCGACGTCAAACAAGTCGACAAAATACGTTGTGACTGAAGAAGGGAAAACTGTTTTGTTTCAGTTGGGCTATATTGCGCAAGACGCGAAACAAACGCGTCTTCTGCTTGGTTAACAGGTTATTGGTTGAGCGACGCAAGCGGGCATTTTTGTCCGCTTGTTTCGTTTCTTTGAAAATGCAATTTCGACTTTCAACACGCTTCGTCATTTTGTTTGGTGAATGGGCGCTGAAAATTCCATTGTCAAAACGCGGATATTTGCAAGGAGTGAATGAACGCAAAACGTGGCACGCGTACAAACAAACAGACTTGCTTGTTCCGCTGCTTTGGTCGTTTTGCGGAGTTGTTTGTCAATCCCGCGCTTTTCCCGTTTCGTCAATTGAACACGAACACATTTTGAAAGTCGTTGATTCAATTCCGCATTTGAACGTGACAAAAACAGACTTGTTCAATTCTGCGAACTGGGGGCGCTTGAACGGTCGTGTTGTTTTGCTTGACTACGGTTTGAACGAACGCGTTTCGAACATGTACTGAACAAACGCGACCGAAGAAAAATGCAAAGTTTTTGACTTTTTCCATTGCCGTTCGAAAATGTCACCGTAGTATTGTCATGTCAAACAACAACAAACAAACATTTTCAGTCATGAAAAACAACAACAACAACGACCGTTTCAACGTAACTGCTGAACAACTTTGCAACATTATTGACGACGCTTTTGAATTGGGCAAAACATACGCAACAGACGAATTGGAGTCTTGCCGCCCAATGAACACACGTCACGTTCCAGTTTACACAAACGCAGACGAATGGAACGCATTCATTGAAAAGAATGACGGACACACTTTTCATTCGGGCGACGCAAAGGCGGACATTCTGTGGAAGCACTTGCAGCACATTCTTCGCGACCGTTTTGCACAAACAGTTGCATTTGATTGAATCAACGGACAAGGGGGCGCGCAACGTTCAAAGGCGTACAAATGCGAAACGTCGAACAGCGCCCCCGTTTTGTCAAACATTGAAACAAGCAGACATGTCACAAGAAAATTCCCGCAACTTCGTCGCGTTCTTTTTTGAAGACGCTTGGTGTGAAGTTCACCGTCACTTTTCGTTCGAAGAAACGTCCTACCAAGTCAAATTCAAAGACGTCAATTGGATTGTCGAATTTGAAAACGACCCGTTCGCGTCAATGATAACAGACGAACGACGCGCTGAAGCGCTTCGTGGATTCGCAATTGGAGTCTTGCAAATGCTGAAGCAATTCAGCGAAAAATAAAGTTTTTTCAAGAAACTTGAATTTTTCCATTGCCGTTTGAAATGTTCGCCATATTATTGCAGCAGAAACAAACAAACAAACAAACACTTTCTGTCATGTATTACATTACCTTCAACCCCGAAAAAGCAACCAAGAATGCAATGCGCAAAATTACCCAAGGATTGGGCAAGCATTACGAAATGCGCACGCGCTTCAACTTCGTGACACAACGCGCGGAGGAATATGTTTGGTTCAAAGACGCGCAGCGCGGAATCATTGTTCCACCAAAGCACCGTCGTCAATTCAACCGCTTCGTTCAGCAGAACTTTGACTTGGGTCACGAACGAAACATTGACTGGCGCAATTCTTGAACACAAAAAAAGGGGACGCGCAGTGCGTCCCCCTTTTCTTTTCGTTGTCGTGTATTACGCGACGACGTCCGTGCAGATGCTGAAAGCGCCCCCTTGACGAACAGCAACGTCGAAGTAACGGTTGACGTGCAACGTCACTTGCGCATTTGCTGCGCTGCTGAATGGGTCGACAAGCAAATCCACGCCGCCGAAGTACGCAAGCAACAGCCCTTGACGGAAGTTTCCGAAAATGACTTGTCCCTCCGCAGCAGACGTGTTCGCAACGTGCGCTGTTGCACGCGCTGCGTATCCGTTGAACTGTCCGTTTTCAAACAACGCTTTAATTCCTGAAATGAGCGGAAGCGTTTTGGACAATTGGTAGGCGTATGGTGACATGACGTAATTCGCGCCGCTCAAATCGCCCTCCGCAGCAAGAACTGCTGTTTCCATTGCAATTGCAAGCGAAGCGTCAAATGTCGTGCCGTTCGCAGTTCCCGTTCCACTTGTGCTTTGGTCGTTGACTTCAGTGGAAGCAAGAATTGCAGCAAAACCCGCACGGTCAATGAACGCAGACATTTCTTGCTGAATATCGCCCGAAATTAAACGGTCGACTTCTGCGCCGCCCTGCAAAATGACCTGCTTGGAATACGTCGTTTGCGTTGTCACGCGCGTTGGTGACATTGACACTTCGTCCAATTCCATTCCACTTCCAGTCGAAGCGGCAATTTCTGTCTTTTCAACAGCAAGCGCAGGATTCGAAATTCTTGGAAATTTCAAGTCGCCTGTTGCGTTGATTGCTTGAACGCCCAACTGCTGCAAAAACGTTGGTTCACGCAGCGCTTCAATTGAAAATGGAACGTCTGTTGCAACAAATCCTGAACCGTCGCCAGAACCCGCTTGAAAGTTGTCCGCAGCACCCGCACGAAACGCAATGGAAGGAATTCCAATTTGTCCTTGTGGTTGCTTTCCAAAGCCGCGCATTTCGCGCTGCGCTTCCGCAGCCCATTCTGCTTCAACGCCCTCCATTCGTTGTTCGGTCGCTTGTTTGATTGCGCGCGACAAACTGAAACGGTGGTTCATGCTGCGAATTTCTTTGTCTTCGCTTTTGCCAACGGGCGCGCCCGCAAGACGCGAAACCATTTCTTGTTCCCGCTGCTTGTGTCGAATCTTCACATCCAAGTCCTGAATCATTTCGTCCAACTTGTCTGCGCGTTCTTGTTCCGCTTCAGTCATTGAACGTCCTTCTGTTTCGCAATTTGCGCCAATAGCCACAAATTCTTCGTAATAGGCAGCGCGCTGCCCCTTCATGTCGTGCATTGTCATTTTTTTCGTGTTTTTGTTGTCGCCAAATTTAGCGCTTTTCAAATTTTCGTTTTGCCGCGTTTTGGGCGCTTCTGGTGCGTTTTCCATGTCTTCAGCAGTGTCTGACACTTCTTCTTGTGTTTCAAGCGCCCTTTGCGCGGCATTTCGCGCGAAAACGCTTGCTTGGTTGTACGCAGGATAAGTGACGGCTGAAACGTCCAACAACGAACCAACTTTTTCCACGGTTCGCTGCTGCTTGTCGTCGCTCCAAGACTGTTCTTCAATTGTGAACGCGAAACTGCTTTGCGAAATGTCCCCGCGTTGAATGCTTTTGTGAAGGTCGCGACCCGCCTGCGTGTCAATCAATTGCGCACGATATTTCAGCCCGACTTCGTCAACAGAAAGTTCAAGCGTTCCGTTTGTTGTGCGTGCAAATGGCGCTCCGTCGTGGTTCAACAAAAGTCGAACGTCGTTTTCAAGCACGTTGTCAAACGCACCGCGCGCAATTTTTTCGCGAAAAATTCCAAGATTCGTTTCTTGCTCAAAAACGGCAGCATATCCTTCAACGACAAGTTCGCCGTCTTTCGCTGCGCGAACTTCTGAACTGCGAATTTCGCATTTGTCACCAAAGCGCTTTTGCAATTCTGAAGTTGTCAATTCAGTTTTTTCCATGTCAATTGTTTTGTTCTTGCGAATTTACAGTGTTCGAATTTGCCAATTTGGAGGAATACGCGTTGTGGTGTTCCATGTCAATCAAATTCAACGCAACCAAATGTGCGTCACCGCCCGCAATTGGGTTCAAGTTTTCTTGTTCACGAATTTCATTGGTCGACATTGCGCCAATGTGAAACATTTCACGATAGAACTTCGAACGCGCTTCCATATCTCCGCGCAACAAGTCTGAAAGTCGATATTTGAAGCCCAACACTTCGCGTTGACGCGCTGTCAAAAGTTTCTTGTCCAGTTCTTGTTCTGCACGAACCGCCCAAGGCGTCAACGTATGACGCGCAAATTGAATTGCTTGTTGTTCTGTGTTGTTGTACGTTGTTTGCGTGTCCAAGAATATCAAATTGGGCGGAACGCCGAAAATTCGACAAATTTCTTCATTCTGAAACTTGCGCGTTTCAATGAATTGCGCTTCATCTGGGTTTATTGAAATTCTTTGATACTTGAACCCGTGCGAAAGCATTTTTGTTCCTGCTTCGCCTTGCGTGCGCCATGTGTCAATGACGTCTTTCATTTGTTCTTTTCGCAGTTGCATGTCCGACGACATGACGCCCGTCATTTGCCCACCGTTTCCAAAGTATTTCGACCCAAATTCAAGCGAAGCCGACGCAAGTCCCAAATTTTCACGATGCAAAGAAATTGGCGACTTGCGTTGCAAGTTGCAAATTTCCAGCATGTCTTCGGGAAAAACGGTGCCGTAATTCTTGACGACAAAGACGCGTTTTCCCTTCACTTCGCGTTCATCCACGTCGTCGCGTCCAACAATGTACATTTCTTGCGCTTCCCCGCGCGTATTTCGAACGATAACAGCGCGCCCAACTCCGTTCACAAGCGCAAGCGAAAAAATGGTTTCCCAAAATTCAAACGCCGTCTGGTGCGGATTCGGCGCGCGTCGCGTCAAGTCGTATGCAGAATGCGCGTTTGCAATTTCAATGTTTCGCCCGTTTCGTTCGTACAATTCCAACCCAAGTCCTGCAATACTTGAAGAAATTCGTTGAACGCAAGCGTAAACCGCCGCTAATTGCAGCGCGTTCGCTTCGGTTACGTTTGAACCCGCGTGCGTCCAACCGTACACGCCCAATTCCTGCGCAAGACTGTTTGCGTCAAATTTAGCGACGCGGGCGCGTGTGAAAACGTTGCGAAAACGGTCAAAAAGTGTTGCCATGTTGTGTTGTTTCTGAACTACAAAGAAAAGACATGTGGAATTTCGTTGTTTTCAATGTCTTTCAACATTTCGCCAAATGCCATAATTGAAGCAACGACTCCGTCCACTTGCTGTCCTTTTTTGTGTCTGTTCTTGGTTATTTTCACGTTGTCCGCAGCGTCTTTGTCGACAATTGCGCAGTTGAATTGCCAACGCAAGCACTTGTTTCCACCGTGAACAATTTCACCCTTCAAAAGTGACATTTCAACGCGCTTCGTTGGATACGACATTTCGTAAAAACCTTGCCCAAATGGCGACATGTTCAGTCCACGGTCAAGCAATTCCGTCACCAAATACGGTGCAAACTTTCTGTCAAAAGCGACTGCGCGAATGTTGTGTTTTTCTGCTTGCTGCAAAACGTAATTTCGAACAGCGTCAAAGTCAGTGACATTTCCACTGGTTATTGTCAAATCTCCGCTTTCTTGAAATTCAAAATAATTGACGCCCTCCGAATTTTTTGTTTCTGCACGTTCTGCGTTCACGAATTGGTGAACCCGCAAGTAAAAACGCGTGGCAGATTCGCGCCAAAGCATGGCAAAAGCAGTCAAGTCGCGCGTCGAAGCCAAATCCAAACCGCACCAGCATTCAAGCGTTTGCAAGTATTCTTCGGACGGCAATTTTTCTTTGTTCTTCATGAAGTCTTCGTCCGCAAGCCAACTTTCGCTGCTTGAAGTCCAAATGTTCAAGTGAAGTCGTTTGAATTTTGAAATGTTTGACGGGCTGTTTTGCGCTTCAAACACTTGCTGTTCAAAGTATTCGCGTTGGCAAATTGTTCCAAAACCTGGGTTGGCTTTTCTCCAAGTTGCTTCAGCGCGCCAGTCGTCGTCCGCGTCTGCTGCGTACAAAACGGGCAAAAATGTCGCGTCTGGAATTTCTCCCGACTGAACTTTTTTGGCGTATTCGTGAATTTCAAAGCAAATTGAACTTGTGTCGTGTCCTGCTGTTGTCAACGCAATGACAAGCGGCTGCTTCCGCGACGCGACTGAAGTCGTCAAAACGTTCCAAAGTTCTGCGTCTGGTTGCGCGTGCAATTCGTCGAAAATGACGCAAGAACAGTTGAATCCGTGCTTGGTTCGTGCTTCTGCTGAAATGCTTTTGTAAAACGACGAACGAAAGCGAATTTCGTTTTGCATGACGCGCGCACGCGTTGACAACGTTCGACTTTGTCGACACATTCCTGCCGCTATATCGTACACAATTCGCGCTTGTTGTCTGTCTGCTGCTGCTGAAACAATTTCTGCACCGTGTTCGCCTTCGCCGAAAAGCATGTACAACGCAATTGCAGCAGACAAAGTTGACTTTGCGTTTTTGCGGGGAATTTCAATGTAACAAGTTCGAAACTTTCGCAGCCCGTCTTCACGTTTCCAACCAAAAAGTGGACGAACAATGTCGTCTTTTTGCCAGTCTTCAAGTACCAAACGCCCGCTTGCGCCCTTGACGTGCGAACAATATTTTTCAATGAATTGAACAGCGTGTTCAGCAGCAACTTCGTCGAAATAGTCGCCTTCGCGGAAATTAATCTGCGACAAATTCGAATTCGTCTGTTGTTGTTGCATTCTGTTGGAGTCTGTCAATCAAAACGCCGACGCGTTGACGCAGTTCTTGGAGTTGTTGATATTCTGGACGTGCGCGCGTGAAGTAGTCGCCCGACTTCGCGCGAACAACATACGTCGGTGAATTTTCATTGATAAACGACTGAAGTTTTTCCAGTTCGACTTGACAACACGCAAGAAGTTCAAGACGCGCAAAGTCTGTTTGTTCAAGCGTTTTGTAAGTCGACCAACGTTCACAAAGACTGTCAAACTTCTTTCGTTGAACGTCGTTCATGTATTCGCGGACTTTTGTTGACATTTTGTTTTTCATTGTGTCTTTTGTCAATACGTCGACCCTTTTTCTTTTCACTGTTTCCGAAAAAAGTCCAT